AAGCTTGAGGAATCAAAGAAAAAGGAATATCAAGCCACCTAAATTGGGGAATTTTAAATTACCCATTTTGAGGAAAATAATATTGCCATTATTAGATGACATACTTCTTTATTCTCTCACTTGTCTCTGATGCCCCGTCAATGTCGCTCTTTAGTGTGTCAAGCTGCGACGATATGAATTCAACCGTTCCCTGCGTCTGAGTGACTGAATTTGTCAGTGATGTTATTCCTTCAGCGATGTCAACGTACCTGTCAGCCTCAATAAGTCTTAGCTTATCGAAGCACAGGTAGACGCCGGATGTGCATGAGACTGATATTGACTTGCTTTCATCAAAGCTGATGCTGTCAATCGTAATTCTCGTGTAATCACCGTCAATTTTTGCTGTCGAAGTGCGGTTGCCAGCCTTTATCGTAATGCTTTGTGAAGAGTTGTCCTCCGTTCTCACGACTGCAAGAAGTGAGTGCGTCTTCGATGAGTCATATAGTCCTGTGAAGTTCTCACTTTTATAGAGCTCGAAGGCTCCATCCTTTGCATAGCCAAGCTTGAGGTTATTGCTCTCGAACTTAATGACAGAATCATCCGAAGGCTTCGTCTTTGCCGTGATTCGATTAAGTTCGACAAGGCGGTTGACAGTTCCAACTAATGCGCTCTGCACCTTCGATATGAGCGAATTGACTCTATCAGCTTCCTGTGAGATGCGTGATACTGTCTCGTCCTTCGTGTAGTAGTCGTTGAGTGATTTGTCAGTGTAGTCAATCATCTCTTTCTTGGTTCTTGCAACCTCAGTAGAGATGCTATCCTTTTGTTGGTTTATCTTTGTGCTGTAATCCTCTACAATCCTGTTCAGCTTGTCAAAAGTATTGTTTTCAACTGATCCAGTCGTATCGATGAAGCTTCCATGAACCGTCCTTCTCGCATTTGTCTCATTTTGCGTCATTGATGAAACTGTCAGTTCTATAGAGTTCGATTCAGGACTGAAAATGTTCATATCTATCTTGGTTGGAAGATAAAGATCATCAATCCCATTAGGCTTTGAAATTACATGAATGTACTGATGAAGGCTGAATGAAGATACATTCCTTACCGCTGACACGTCAACAGCCTTGAGCGTTATCACCTTCGTCATGCTTGAAATCTCCTTCAGCCTTTTCTTTGCCTTCTTAAGAAGGTTTTCAGGTATAGTCACATCGTCCCATGTCTCTACCTTCATTATTCTTCCGTATCTTGCAACTGCCTCATCATCCTGTATGTAGTCCTTGCCATCATTTACCGAAGTTATGTCTATGCGCTCCTCGGCTGACTGCTGATCTTCTTCAGTCCCTCCGCTTTCAATGTTTGCACCTCTCGGTATGAGGACTGTTGCCATCTCAAGAACGTCACTGTCTACATTTACATCGCTTATGTTCATTGCAAACTCAACTGTCTGCTCATTGACTGTCGTGTAGTCCTCAAGATAGTCAATGTATCTCTTTCCATCAACATAACGTATCACGAGATATCCTCCCAAAAGTCCTATGCACTTGTCAGTTATTTCCTTAAACACAGTTGGATAGTCGCTTGATGCACGAACGATATAATCGTTCGGATCAGTCACTGTCACGCTGCCGACATAGAACTTCCTGCTGCTCTCGGCATTGTGGGCATCTATAAGCAGCTTGAAGTAGTCATGAACGCTTCCCTGAAACGAATAAGGACGGATAATGGACTGATTCAGAAAATAAAGATCCCCCTTGCACTTGACCGTCCTGCTATTGTCAAAATTAAGCGTGTCCTCGCAAGCAACTCCGACAAACAGGAGCTCATCATCACGAAGCAGCCTTACCTCCGTGCACATCTTCTCTATGCTGTTGACAAATGGATTTGTAAATGGAAGCGTAAACTCGAACGTATCCGGCTGATTCTGCTCTACTGATAGATTTGCATCATATATAGCAAACTCCTTTTCATACGGGCTGTATGCAAGACTTCCATCAATATATATCTTATACATTTAAAGCCTTGCCTCCTGATACTCGAATGTTATTGTTCCGCTTCCTCCGAGCGTTATTTTATTTATTCCGCTCTTGAGCACGATTGCGGCATTCCTTCCTTTCCCTGTGCTCAGCGACACAGCTGCATCATCCGTCTTTACTGATACAGTTCCATTCACTTCAGTTGACGGTATTGTCCATCGAGTTGCGTTCCTTATATAAGCATCCATTGTACCTGATACGGCATATGTTGCCATCGTCAGACTGTTTTTAATGAAATACGGATTGCAGTCACATGTCACCTTAAATGTTGCTGTACCGTCATTCATGCTCATTCCATCAACGCTGACATTACCTTCAAGATGCCACCCAGGATAGAATGACAGGCTGATGTACATCTCGTTTCCATGAATATCATTTGCAATTCTCTCATGTATGTCCCACGGAGCAGCGCCGTTTCTGTATGGTATCTCGAATGTCATTGATACCGGCCTGTTTTCATATATCTTCTGGTCGCTGAGAACATATGTCAGGTCAATTACTCCATCCATTCCTGGTACCTCGATAGAAGATCTCTTCTGAGAAGGCATTCCTATATCAAAAGAAGTCATGATTACTCCGTAATCACGAAGCATGTCATGACTTCCAAATTTCACATTGCCTATCTTCCTTTCGTATCTCTCAATGTTCATATTCTACTTTCTCCATCTTCTTTTCTTTTCAAGTGCCTGATCGATATCATCAACCATCTCATATGCTAGCTGTTTTCCATTTACGACAAGCTTGATATCAAGTCCTGTCAGCTTCTTGAGCGTAATAATTGCCTCGTCAAGCTTCTCAATGATGTCCCTGTTTCCAGCTGCTGATGCGTTTCTGATATCCCTCATCAAGCTTGACTTGCCATATAGAATCTCGTCATTGTGCTCGCCAGCACCGAATAAGGTAGCACTTCTGAACATGAAAGGATTATCCTCCGCCTTTCTGTACCACTTTACGCTGAAAGATGGAAGCTTTCCCTTTCCGGCAATACCCCATGGAGGAGTTCCACCAGATACGCTGATATGAGGAAGCGAAAGATTCAGCTTAGGCTTTATTCCGTTGAAGATGTTCTTTACAGTGCTCTTGATCTTGTTGACGATATTGCTGACAGTATCCCTTGCAGCTGTAATTGGTGATGTTATGGCATTCTTTATTCCGTTCCATACGCTCGAAGTCGTTGACTTGATGCTATTGAATATGCTGCTGACAGTGCTCTTTACTGCTCCAAATACGCTTGATACTACGCTCTTGATGGCATTTACTGGTCCGCTTACCGCAGCCTTCACGCCATTCCATACAGTCGTAGCAACTGTCTTTATTCCATTGAATATTGTTGATACGACATGTGACACGGCAGTGAATACTGTCGTGATGACCGTCTTGACAGCATTTACAGCAGTCGTCACTACTGACTTGATGGCATTGAATACTGTCTTGAAAACATTAAGCCATCCATTGATTATTGGAACTATGAGGTTCATGATGAGCGCAAAAACGACAAGCATTACTGTCTTGACGGCATTCACTCCGACACTTACAACACTAGATATAGCATTCCATACGGTAGAAATGATGTTCTTGATTCCGTTCCATGCCGTTGACACACCTGCCGTAATAGCACTCCATACGCCTGAAATTGTCGACGCAATAGAACCGAATACTGTTGAAGCTGTCGTCTTGATTGCATTCCAGATGCCAATTACGCCGTTCCTAAAGCTTTCATTCGTATTCCACAGATATGTGAATGCAGCAACAAGTGCACCGATAACACCGATGACAATTGTTACCGGTCCTCCTATAGCGGCAATCCCCAGCTTAATGAGCGCAAACACTCCCGAAACGCTCTTGATCATCGAAAGCGCAGTGAATACTCCCTTCAGTGCAGTGACCACTGCGCCAATAACACCTATTACAGCACTTGCTGCATTAAGCGCTGCAAGTGCCACTGCAACGCCACCAATTACGCTTGCAAGCAGTCCAATGGTTGCCCTGTTTGACGATATCCACTTTCCGAATTTCTCAAGATTAGGAATGAGCGTCTTCTCTATGAACTTTCCTACCTGCTCAAAAGCGGGCTTCAGCGTCTTTGACAGCGCAGATGAAAACTGATCAATCTTTGGCTTTGCGTCATTCTTGAACCACGCTGAAAATCTGTCAAACTTTGGGAGAACGCTTGTCGTTATCCAGCCTGCTATGTCTCCTAGCTTGCTCTTGAACTCGGCAATAACAGGAAGAAGGCGCTGTCCTACGGCCACCTTGAGTGCGCCAAAGTTCATCTCGGCCTTCTTGATCTTTCCCGAATCAGTGTTAGCCATTGCCTGGTTCATGTCACCGACATTATTCCTGATTATCTCAGCAAGCATTGCCGCGCGCTGGTACTCGTTTCCAGTCTTGAGTACCTTCTCCTGATGCTCGTCAAATGTGATGCCTACACGCTTCAGCGCTCCTGTTTGTCCTTGCATGACTTTACCGAACATGTTGCCATAATTGATCATGTCCTCTGACGTTGCATTGACGCCCTTTTGCTGTGCGGCAAGGTTGTTCATTGCAGGTATCAGCACATTAAGCGATTTTGTAGAGCTTAGGAAAGTGGCCAGCTGCTGAGCACCGCTCTTCTGGGCAGTTCCGCTCACAACTCCAAGCTTTCCTTGTGCTGAGATCATGTTGTATACGCTCTTGATGTTCTCATCCGATGCGTGGATTCTCTGCTTGAGGATTGTATTCAGCTTCGTGTTTGCCTGTTCCGAACTTTTTGCCGCCTCAACTGATGCCTTTCCAAACGCAATGACCTTTGCCGTTGCGAAGGCACCAGCAATGATTCCGCCAACCTTTGCGAGCGATGAAGTCCATGATGTCTGTGCACCTGATATAGACTTCGTTACAGCATCCGTGACCTGCTTTCCGGCAGTGCTTCCGGCAATTCCTGCCTCGCCCTTCAGGACGTTCGTGATAGATCCACTAATTCCCTGCGCCGACGGAACGATCTGGACATATGCCTTACCAAGATCTGCCATTTTCATTACCTACCTTTCCTGCGTACCATTCATTGAAGCTTTCTATGCTTTCGAAGCCTGTACTCATCTCGCTTTTCTTCATTTCATCAGCCGTCTGTATCAACCTTTCAGTAAGGAATTCCGGTTTTTCCCTTTGCTCGTCAGCTGAAAGGCTATAGTTTATTGCGGCAAGTTCATCCTTAATCATTGCGAGTATGTACGTCATATTGTCACACATCATATTGTTCATCTTCATGACAACCCTTGAATCGTCACCTAGCCCCCCAAATAAGGTTGCAATGTATACGGGGTCATGTTCGCGATAGCTGTAGATATGATAAAAACGAGCCATATCGCATATTAGCTCGTCTTCATATCTTGCCATCGCATACGCTAGGCCTGTGAGTTTTTTGTCTCACTGTCGTTCATAATGATGTCCTTTATTTCGTTAGTCATTCTTTCGACAGTGACCCTGTTCTTTCCGCCTTTAGAGCAGTGCTCCTCAAGTTTCTTTACTCCTTCTTCACCCAGGATAAAATAGAAAATTTGAACGCTTGCAGCAGGATCATCATTTTCCGCCTTTGCCATGAGCTTCGTAAGCTCCCAGTCATGAAGGATCTTTTCATCATATTCATATTCAAATCCTGTCTTTGTAGTTCCCTTTACGATTGCCATATGCTATTTCTCCCAATATTCCTTCTGATAATTGTTATTGTTGTCATACGCAAGTGCCGTTACAGTTGTTTCATATTTGACGATATCGTCATCCTTGTACGAGATATCACCAAGTGAAGTAATGATGCAATCAGGAATTACGATTCTGTGAAGCTTACCGCCCCTTGTCGCCATGTCGATGACAACCATCCACTCTGTTTCATCATTTCCGTTGATGTCAACCGCAATTCCGTTTTCGTCAGTTTTTACGTTGCTGTCTCCGAATACGAATTTCAGTACATCCTCATTGCGTGACTCAATCAATGGAATCTGCATTGTCACTTCAGTCTTCTTGTTGTTTGCACCGATTGCAGTTCCTCCCCACGCATACTTGATGTCAACATCCTTCTTGATTGTGCTCTTGATTCCTCCGTCCTCAACATATCCTGCGTTTTTGAACATTGCTCCAAGCTCTTCCTTCGCACTCTTTGGCATTGTTGGCGCTGTTGTTCCGTTAAGCGGTGCAATGAAGATTGCGCCTCCAACTTTAGGTTTTCCAAAATTAACATTGTTCTTTTCCATTTTGTATTTTCTCCCTTCAAGAAAAAAAGGCAGCTGACTAATCCCAATAGGATATGTCAAACACTGCCTGGTACCTGTATTCCTTTGTACGTGTATCAGTAAAATTGTAATCACTGTTGAGATGACACGCTGAAACTTCAACGCTGTCAGCAAGATGATTCATTGCATTCTTTACAAGCTGATTTAATTCCGCTGCCTCAAGCATCGTCCTTCCGTAGGACTGGATTGCAAAAGTCGCACCATCAAGATAATTGTTTCTTGAACTCCCCGTCTTTTCAACAAGAACGAATGGAAGAACTGCTGAAGGCGGTCTCTCCATGTAGCATTTCACTTCAAGACATCTGCTGAGATGTCCAAGTACTGTCTTCTCTATCATGATCAGTCTCCTCCCAATGATTTAAGAAGCGCATTTGTCTCAAGGTTCTTGAAGTATGCCGAGTTTCCCTCAACAGAAACAATTGCCTTCGCACGATCTCGCGAATCAACGATGTTCATCGCTACGCTGTCATCAAGCATGTTTTCAGCCGATGACTGTACGTTTGAGCCATGCTGCTCAAGGATTGCACGCATCTCTTCCGACTTCATCAGCTCGACTACACCAGCACTGTCAAGCTCAAACCTGAAGCTACTCAATTGCCTCCACCTTCACTTTCTTGTTCCAGCATAGCGGGATGTTCTCCTCTATCCCCATTGTAGGAATTCCTACGACTGCGAAAGTCCTGCCAAAAAATTTCACACGTGAGTTCTCCCATCTATGCTCGTCTCCTTTTGGCACTGCAATGACATAATCAATCTTTTTAGCATAAAGATTTAGCGTATCAACGATTTCCTCGCTTGTCGGACTTCCGACAAGTACGTTGTGGATGATGACCGGCTCATTTTCTTCAAACACTTCCATATTGAAGTCGTCTTTTTTCCCTGTAGACGTTCGTTCAATGAGAACTACATCAATACCCTTAATCATGCCTTTGCCTCTTCAAGCGAACTAGAAAAACCAATTCTTGCCTTGCTTCCAAGCATGTTCTTTTCAGCACGGGAAAGATAAACCTCTCCAACCGTTCCTGTCATAGTGAACGACTGTGAGTAACCCATAGCGGACACTGTTCCGCCATTCGAACCGAACGGCACAGTTCCTGCTCCGCTGCTGGCAATCGCTCTTCTTATCATTCTCTTTGCAACAATCTTCTTGATTCCTTCATCAGCCGACAATGCGTATGCGTCAATAAGTGTACTGGCCTCGGCAATGAGGTCATCGCATAATCTTGATTCATCCTCACTCAGCTTGCGATATCCATTTTCAATCTCTTCAACAGTTACATACTGTTTCATAGGCATCACCCTTTCCTAGGCTGGCTCTTTCTTGCCGTCTTCCTGGCTGTCTTTGGCTTCTCTTTTGATGATGAAGGCAGATGATAGCCCAGTTCTAGATATTCATCTACTCGGCTATCATCAACCCATACGACGACATCAAATGAACAGTGCTTAAGCTCAGTCATTATGCAGCTGTTCCGTTTGCAAGTCTTGCGAACGCTTCAGTATTGCAGCGGAATCCAAGCTCAATCTCTGCTCTTACGGCAAACATGTTCTGCTGCCACAGGTTGATTGTGCCTGCTGATGTATCAAGAGTTGCCTGATCGGATACTGATACCTGGATGCCTGAAACATTTCCAACTACCGCCTGTGTCCAGTCGCCTACTGCTCCAACAATTTCAGGTGTCGAAGCTCCCTTTGCGACATATGCACCCTTTGTCTGCATTGTTGTAGTTCCGAGAATCATTGGCACTGCTCCCTCAGCAACAGAGTTGATGAACAGCGGACGTCCTGTAGTATCTTTTGCACCTAATAGAATCCCCTTGCCCTGTGGTGAGATTACATAGCCGTTTGAAGCGTATCCAGCGATGGCAATAGCCGTATCAGCAGCAACAAGTCCGTCGTAAGTGTTTTTTGAGATGTCATAAGCAGCAGCAGATGAAAGCTGGTCAAAGTTCTCGCCTGGTTTTTCAACCTTTCCGAATACTGTAGCGTCAAATAATTCAGCAAGCTTTAGCGGAAGTCTGTTGACAAGTGCATTATAGAGTGCTGAGTTATCTCTTCGGAATTCCATTGAGAACGGAACGATGACTGCCATCTTGTATGCTGTCATCTTTTTTGTTGATAGCTGTGGATCAGCCACCTTCTTTTTCTCAGTCTCATTTACCCATGCTGGCTCAGGATCGCCTGCAATAACTGGAATAGTGATGCCTCTTCCTGGAAGAGTGATACTGCGTGAAAGCTGCATTACTGATGATGATTCTTGCGTTTTCTGGATGATCTCGCTTGATACCTCTGTTGGTAGGTCAATAGCGCCTCTTCCTGTCTTTAGTTCTGCCATATTCTATTTCTCCTTTTTACTCTTATTAAAAATTCTCATTCATGAATGTATCGAATGCGTCCTTCGCTGACTGCTTTCCGTTTCTTCCAGTATCGCCACCATCACGAATCCTTCTTCTCGCTCCAGGATTTGCAAATTCAAGGATAGCCTTTGCCTCGGCCTTGCATTCCTCTTCAGTCGTCCCATGAAGAAGCGACGATGGAACTTTCATGCTGTCTGACACCTTCGCTCTGATCTCCTTGATTGAGTTGGTCTTCTTAAGCTCTTCAAGCTCCTTCTTGTAGCTGGCAGCTGCCTCGTTTGCCTTTTCAAGAGCACTCTTGTTCTTTTCCTCAAGTTCGTCGAACTTTGCAGCCTTCTCTTTCAAAGATTCATAATCCGCATACTTGCTCTTTTCCTTGCTGATTCTTTCTCCAAGAATTGCGTTCAGCTCTTCCTGAGTAAATGTGCGGCCCTGCCCTTCTTCTGTAGAAGAAGCAGTATTGTTTACTTCTTTATCCATCAATTTTCCTCCTGATGTTTGAGTCATTCCTCGTTTTTCTTCTTTGGCACGAGTTGCCATTTGTTTGATAAACGGTCCAGCCTTGCTGAACCATTTCTCAATTGCTTCTTTCGTTCCATCCGGTCTTTCACTTGCCCTTCTCAGGCATTCGTCCTTTGCCGTTTCAATAAGCACGATATCAGCTTTAGCCTCGCTGTATTTTTTCATCGACTCCCTGGATGGAAGCGAGTCAATTATCCATGCATCCTTGCCAGTTTCAAGCACATGCTCGATAGCTTTATTTCGTGCAAATAAAGCCGTTTCCCATGCATTACCGCCTGCCATGTGTGATTTATCAGCGCCCATAGAAAGAGCCATTGAATCCAAATCTATGACTGTCTCATTTGGTGATGCGTTGTTCCTTACATATGTGCTTTTTCCTGCACATGGTGCGCCACAAATGATATGAATCATTTATTGCCACCATGATTTCTCTTGTATCTCATAAGTGCCTTTGGCTTCTTTTGTTTAGGAGGTGGCACATAGTCCTCATACACTTCGTGCGTCATTCGTCCGCATATCATGCACATGTATGTTATGTTTCTTACCATGACTCCTCTCTCAGCGTCGTAGCGTGATTTGGTTCCGTACTCGAAGTACTGATGGTGATGTGGTTTAAGTCCCTGTGTCATGAGTTTCTCCTTTCGCTGCACAAAAAAGGACAGCCTCATGCTGTCCTGTGAGTATTTTGTTTTAAATTACCATATGTATTAGAGATACAATAAACTGACCTGAATCCATATGCTTACTCCATTATTCAAGAAATGTTTTTTCTAGATCAATATCAAGTCCAAATTCTGATAAGTCTTCACCATGGGCATCTAATTCACTCTTGATAGTATCTAATACCTCATAATAGGCAAGGGCTCTTCCATTATTGAATTTATCATTTTTATCTTTTTCATAATCTTTCTTAGAATCATTCGCATTATCTATGACTCTTGAAATGATATACTTCATTGTCTCGTCATTCATCATAATCGCCCCTTTTCTTTAATTCTTTAATACGATCATCAATATTCTGATTAAATGTCTTTATTTCTTTTTCCCAATGTTTTTTCAATCCTGCTTTTCTTCTTTCATCAGTTCCAGCCCACCATGAAAATTTTTCTGGATTAGCAATCTTTTCTTCGTGTACTTTTATCTGTTTTTCGTACTTTCTAATTGCACGCTTTAAAGAAGCAGATTTTTGATTTTTAATATCTTTTTCTGCAAATAACTGTATGTCTAATTTCATACTACCATTTGCATTATTTCCATGCAACGATAAGCCACCTTTGTATTTGATTTTCTTTTTATCTTCATAAAGCTCTCTTCTCAGTGCATTAATTTTCTTAACTGAATCATTATCATCCGAAGCATTCATGTACATGTCATAGTACTTGTCTGGGTCATATCCATCTATCTCTGTTTCACGATCAAAGCGAATTGCAAACTCACACATGCAGTTCGCATGTATGTGTTCAGCATGGCTTCCATTCAATTGTGCCCTTGAAGCAGGCATCCATCCCTGTGAAGCAAGCGTTATGCAGAAAGCGCATGTCTCAGCACCGTTAGGAACCCAGGCCCACTCGGCATTGTCCCTTCTTGCATTCTTGAGCATGGTGTCAGCCCCAACCTGCTTCGTCATTCTCTCAACCGTCGCTGGTATCGTTGAATGCTGATTATTGATAGTTCCATATACAGCCCTGGCAACTTCCGGATAATCAGGCAGTTCAGCCATCTCGGCATCCGGGACGCTCGCATCCTGAAGCCTTGCAAGCTCATTGTACATCTGGCAAGCAAGAGCACCATTTGCACTTCCATAAGTCTTGATGACCTCATTTGCAAAATCAACAAGCCTCTTCGTGTCTCCGACTCCATGCCTGTCAATGTAAGCCTGCGTCATGACAGCTGCCTTTTTGTTTATCTTTGCGAGCGTGCTGACGTATGCCTCCCAGCTAGCTTGTGATATCTTCATTTGAGTTACCGCCATTCTGTTCCTTATCAGCATTAGGCTGATTTCCATTCAGTGTATTCTGTGCAATCTGGCTGAACTCGTTGCTGAGTAGCTGTCTTCCGACCGCCTCCCTCTCCTGTGCTCGGATTCTTCTTATGTCGGCCTGATCGAATCCAATCATTTCAAGAAAAACGTCAGTTGTAGAGAATCCCTGTCTTGCTGATGCAATCTTGATTGCCGCATCAGCAGTGACTGATACGCTAGGCATAGCTGGGTTCCTGAAGTGAGCAATGATGCTTTCATCGATATCTATTCCATCAAGTTTCATAGCCATTTTGATGATATTCACAAGTGCTATTCCATTTCCAGCATTGAGCTTCTCAGCCAGTGATACAAGACTCTGCGTCTGTGCAAGAATTGCGTCCGAGCTTGTCGGATTGGCATCATTTATGATTCCAACATCAGTAACTGGCAGGCTTGTGATTGCACAGAACTGTGTTGCAATCAGCCTGATTGCCTGCACATGTGGCTCGATGTTGCCCTGTGAAAGCTGCCCAAACTGCGGATTCTGACCAGTCTCCGGGTTAGCTGTTGCAGCAAGCACTGAACCAACGTAGTTCTTGAACTTGTTGTTGACGATTGAATCAAACTGCTCATCCGTCACGCCAAGAAGGTACTTCTGAGGCGCTGTGTCAAACTCAACGGCAATCCTCATGTCGGCCATGACACCTACATAGTTGTTGATTAGATTTCTCACTGGCGAGTCAATCCTTGACCTTCCAAATGGCTTTCCTGTCGTCGGATTCCAGATAAGCGGCTCAATGAGTGGCCTTCCAAGGTGATTCTCATGAAATTCAGGCTCCCATCTTCCTCCGATTCTTTCAAGTACTATCGTAAATTCATCGGTATAGTAATTGACAAGTGAAGGCAAATAGTTGCTTTGTGCCTCATCATAAACCTCATCGATTATTGCTAGTCCGCATCCGATTCTTCCTTTCTCTCCGTTCCATAAGGCAGCTGCGCTTCTTGGAGAGTGGAAACGTATTGCCGTCAGTCCATCTTCGTCCTCCGAAAGCGTAGCAAACGTACATCCGTACTTCAGCTCGTCAGTACATGCCTTTGAGTACTCATATATGAGATTGTTTCTTTCAACAATGGCATTCACGCTGTCACTGTTCTTCCCTCCTGTGCCAACAAATCCATCAAACATTGAGCGCGATGCAAGCACGTCAACGGCCTTTGCACCCCATCCACAGTCAAACTCGATGTTCTTCATGCTGTCAGGTATTGCAATGCCCAGGTTGACATCACTTAGCGTGATCATTCCATCATAGTACTTGTCCTTTATGTCATTGTTTGACCTATGCCTGTTGAAAATATTGACAAGTGTGTCAAGGTCCTGCTGTTCTACATCATCAAGCCCTGCCACCTTTCCGATTGCAAGATAATCATTGAATCCCATTAACCTACCCTCATCTTTCTTGTTGGGTCACGTCTGCTTGTTCGTGCTCCCCATAATGCAAGCGCTGCCGCTTCAATTGGTGCTGAGTTTTCTCCTCCAAAGCCGAATCCACCGCCTATTGGCCTCTTGATTGAAGTCGTAGCACTCTCGCTCAGCTGCTCCTGTCCTTCATACCATGTCAGCGTTCCTTCGTTGACCTCGTTTATCAGCATTGACGCACATGCAATTGCATCCTTTGATGATGCTCTTATAACTGATCCTTTGTACTTCCATGTTGGAGCAATTTTCTCAATGAGTAAGTCAACGCCATTCCTTCCATCAATGACTACGCATGAAGCTATCTTGTATCTATCATTAAGCCAGTCAGCAAGCCACTGGATTCCGGAACTTGTCGAGCGTCTCTCGATGAGCGTTATTCTTGCCTTTCCATCAGATGGAGTCACGGCACCGCAAAGGCATACCTCAGTTCCATCCGAGGAGAACTTCACTCCATATGCCGTCTTGCCTTCAGGCTTGAATGAAGAGCTCATGCACATGTTCCATTTACTCCTGTCAATGGCAAGGGCTATCGCTTCCTTCGCGACTGGCTGCCACCATCCGAGTCGTTCCCTCGCAAACGTGTCAGCATCCATCTGCTCATACTCCGACTCTATTGTCGAGATCTTCATTCTCTTCCCAAGTGCCGGATTTGTTGACGCCCATCTCTTCTTATCACTGACATCTCCTATCTCATCAACTGAGAACTCTATCCACGAAGTTCTTGATGTTCCTCCATCAAGCGCCTTGCTTCTGTTTGAACGAAAAACGCCACCGTCATTGTTCTCGTCAGGTGGCGTTCCTAGATATATTGTCTGTGGATTTTTAGACGCTGAAATTGCCGGAAGGAATGAAGCCTGCTGATCGGAAGTAAGCTCCTGGGCCTCGTCAAATACTAGAAGATCCCCATGTAGGCCACGGCCGCCATTTCTCGTCCTTGCGACAAACACGCATCTTGCACCGCTCTTCAGTCTTATGACCTCGCGTCCAAGCGCTTCCTTTATCTCGGCCACATACTTCTTCAGCGCCCTGCTTTCAAAAAGCGCCTTCAGCTCAGCGAACGTCTCTGTTGCCGTCTTCTGAAGATGAGCAGTATATATTACCCACTCATTATAGAGAATCATTCCCGCTGCAATTCTTCCTGTTGTTATGAGCGTCTTGCCATTCTGCCTAGGAACTGAAAGATTACACGATGAGTTTGACCATTCATCATCTTCTCTTGCCATCCAGTCGCAAAGAACCGTCTCCTGCCACGGGTCAGGATACAGCCTTGAAGCTCTCAGTATCCTTGAAGCGTCATATCCGTCAGTATAGTTGTATTCAGCCGATATCCTAGCGGACGGCTCCTGACTTCCCATCACTCTTTCTTTCATTAATAAGCTCACCTATCTCATCATCATCTTCAATTATCCCAAGTGCATCAATCTCCCTGAGTGTGTCCCTGTACTGCCTTGAAAGCTGGGCATATATCATATCAGACTCGCATGAATCAAGCCTCTTTGCTATATGCTGGGCCAGCGTTGTAAGCTGCTCTCTCCTGTCTCCTCTTGATGTCACTGTTGCCATTTTTTTCATTTTCAGCCGACCTCGTTTTTCCCCTGTGTGTAAATTAGCGCTGGGCGTGGGAACTCGCCTGGGGTGTAGAGTGGGGGTTCCCTCCCCTGGCATTACCAGTCGCCGTCAATTTCGCTTTTTTTAGACATTGCAATCATCTTGTCCATTCGATCTACTTTGTTCGATTCGATTGAATAGTTAATTTTGTTTGATTTCATCTGATTACATATGTAATGCGCTGGCTGAAGGTTATCGAAGTCCTCCGCACAAGCCCTGGCTGATGCATAACCAAATTCCTTCCAGCGCGACACTGGCTTTATCTCGTCTACTACAAAGGAAAGAGGATGTCTATAATCACTTGGCTCATCGTAATGTATAGGTCCAAGCTTTCCACCACATATCCCACACGGCAATCCCATTGCCTTGATTCTTGCACGGTTCTTTCTTCTTTTTGTTCCATTTGAATATCGCGGATTAGTTGTCATACCTATTGCCTCAAAACAAAAAGCGACATTAACAGTCGCTAAAATATATATACACATAAAACAAAAAAAAGAGCCATTATTACTTGACTTCTTTATTTGTAACAAATGAGCCTCCTCGGCTCCTTACTGGATTGCAATTATTAATCATATGCAATACCACGATAACATGATAATACCGATTCAGTATGCAAGTAAATGTATTCGTATGCATCTACTTGCACGATTCGAGAAGCTTCTTCTTTGCGCGCGGATAATAATTGTGAGCAACTGCCGATATGGAATAATGCATCATTGCGGCGATGTCTTCAAGCGACTTCATGCGGATGAATTTATGGTACATGATAACATAGCTGAGATTGTCCTCGTTGTGGATCTTCTCGACAACACTGATTATTTCTTTCATGCATTTCTCTATTTCATTCCTTCTCTCGATATTGCGATTGTACTGATCAATCTTGCTTAGATGTGACCCACTATTTTTCTCTAGCGATGGTGAGTGAATGCCAATCTCATGCTCTATCTCTATAAGCTCATAATAATAGTCACGATATCCTGAAAGATATTCAAGCATTTCCCTTTCATTTTTGAAGTGCATCATCATCATCTCCCTCTCGAATCATCTTCTCTTGAGGCTGCCATAGCCAGTCCCAGCACAACATCTCCCAGGAAAAGCCCAATGAAGAATGCCAGCATGATTAGCATAGCAGCCATTTCTATTTCAATCATTCTTCTACCTCACATTTTTTGATATAATCAGCTATTTTATCACTTGGTTTTGCCCCATCAAAATAACCAGCTTTAAGTAGGTTCATAAAAAACTCAGAATAACCGAAAGTTTCATTGTCTATTCCAAAAATTATGGTAGCGGAAAGAATGTCACGCTCAAATGCTGACAATTTGTGTTTTGGCTTTTTGTGTTCTCTGCTCCATTTTTCAACTGCTTCAATGGCTTCATAGGCATATACAACACTTCCGCAACGCTCAAGTGGGCATTCATCACAAGTTACGCCTGCGCATGAGAGTTCGCCCTTAGTGCCACTTTCTTTATCTCTACATGTGTCCCACATGCGAATGAGTTCTCTTTTGTATTCTTCTTTGTCCATCATATTACACAACCTCACAATTTTTGAAAAAATCAATTATTTTATCATTTGGCTTTGCCCCTTTAAAATATCCATTTAAGAGAAGCTCATATAGAATATCAACATCTTTAAAAGCTTCTTCTTCACAACTATAATCAATTGCGGCACGCATGATATCGTATTCAAGCTTTGACACTTTGTATTTTTTTTGTGGATGTTCCTTGCTCCATTTTTCCACTGCTTCTATTATATCAAAAGCATATATGTTATTATTACATATTTTTTTTAGAGGGCACTGTGAGCACTTGATTCCACAACGATCAGTGGTTTTGTTGCCACCGCTTAATGAATCAAACATTCGTTTTAATTCTTTTTTGTATGTTTCTTTTTCAATCATTTATTGTTTGCTCCTTTGTTCATCTCAGCGACAATCTTCCTACGTTCTATGCTGATCTGTTCCCTTGCTCTTGACAGCATGACAAGTATGTCACTGCTTGCTTCCGTTTTTCGAAGCCTCATTTGCATGGACCAAAGCGCTTCTATATCGTTGTTCATCTCTGACATTAGCTCAGCTCTTCTTCTCTCTTTACTATTCTTGTGATTTATGCAGTCAATCATACTCATGAATCGCATACCTCTTTCTCTTTATTTTGCTTCTTGCATATTGTCGAATAACATTACATTATCCTCGTTCGTTTTATTCCTTTTTTCTTCTTGTTTTTCCTTTTGTTTTTGACCGTCTTTTTTAAAAAAGGTTTTTGAAGTTTTTCGGGTGTCTTTTTGACACTTCATAGCTTGTTATTCAGCGTCTTTGACACGACGAACTTGAATGTTCTTCTTTCTCTTGTAATAACTTTTTCGCGCGTTCTTGGGTTTACCATTTCGCGCTTCTCGCGGTGGACTGGCTCGAATGCGCCAAAACTCTTTATCAGCACTCTTTCATTCATTACCGTCGTGAGATCTATGATTTCACCAATTGCTTCATCAAGAATCTCTTCAACCTCCTTCTGCGTATGCCTTGTGTTGTTTGCTACCGATCTAATCAGTTCTGACTTGTTCATTTCAATTGTCTCCTAATCTCTTGCCTAAATTTCTCAATATCCTTTATCAGTCGAGTTGTTTCAACTATTATGCATATGTCAATCACACCGACTTCAATTGCAGCAGCAGCTATCAACATGATCATGACAATATTATCCTTCACAATCAGTTCCCTTGCTTTCCATAAGGAGCAGTTTAATCCTATGCTTAAGCATTTTGCATTCTTTCTCCTTTTCCGACAGCTTCCTATTCAGCGTGTTGATATCCTTCATCAGCTTGACATTCTTTTCAATCTCGTAGCTGAGATCCAGTGCCAGTCCCTCTCTTTCGTAGAAAATGGTTTCAAAGTATTCCAGTGCTTTACTGCATTCTTCCATCTTCTTTTCACTGTCTTCCTGAAATATTTCAGCAAGCCTGCTCAATGGCAGATTTTCTGGGCTCTTATTCATTCTCATTTCGGTCTCCTCCATCATCATTTTTGTTGTCGAATAACTCTATATTATCCTCGTTTTCCTTGTTCCTTGTTTCTTCTTGTTTTACCTTGTGTTTTTGACTATCTTTTTAAAAAAAGGTTTTTATGATTTTTCATGCATCAGTACTGAAGCTCCGACACCTTTTCAAGTGCCTTCTCTAGCTTCTTGTTGTAGGCAACTAGATAGTCGCTCACTATCTTCGATGCCAGTTCCTCTGCCCCCTTCATGTTGTTCTTCTCGGCAATCTTGACCAGCATTTCCATCTCGTCCCAGTTCAGCTTTATTTCCATTCTTTTATCTTCCATCTCCATCTTCCTTTCTTGTACACCCATATCTTTGCTTGCATTTCATTTCATCCATGAACTTCTTGAATTCATCCCTTGTATTCATCACTGCATTGCATCCGCAGTGCCTGCATTCCAGGAATTCCTGTTCCTTAAACAGCCACGTTCTTGTCACTACAGTTACATCCCTTCTTCTCTTGAATTTGCCACAGTGCGGGCAGTAGTAGTCCGGTATTCTCATTTGTGTCCTCCTTATTTAATACTTAATATTTCCATTATTAATATTTAATCTTCTCAAGCTTTCTCTTCTTCTCCTGCTTCGTCGTCTGCGTATAGATGGCTGTCGTGTTGACGTTCGAGTGGCCCATTATCGAAGCGAGCTCCGACAGCGATGCCTGCCCGTTCTCCTCAACCCACTTCTGGCCAAACATGTGACGAAGCGAGTGCGGATGTACCTTTTCCATATCTATGCCTCGGCAGTATCCAGCAACCTTCTTCAGCTCTCTTCTAATTACATCATCATCAATGCTTCCACCTTCTCCTGTTCCCTTGAAAATTGGTCCACTTTCTACCTCATTTTCTTTAGCATACCTGAGAAGCTCCCTTTTCAGGTCGCCTCTCACTGGTATCTCCCTAGTCTTTCCTTTGTTTCTTACGGTTATAACTCCTGACCTGTCGCTTAGATTCTCAACCGTGAAGTACTTCAGCTCTCCTATACGGATCCCCGTATACGCGATTATCTTCATGACATAGTAGATACGCATCATGTTCTTCTTCTTGGCCATGCGTTCCATCCTCTTGAATTCATTTGGTTCAAGAACGTTGTCAACGCTTCTCTTTTCCTGTTCCTTTTCAAGCTTCAGCGTATTAGAAGATATGTACTTCCTTATCTTCTCACGCTTGAATCCTGGCTCGCTAACTGAGAGTTCAACGTATTTTATGAACTTATTTACTATGATCAGATAGTTATTGATCGTCTTGATTGAATATTTTTCAATGAGCATGTGCTTGTATGCTATCAGATCCCTTTTCGTGATTTCCTCCTCACTGAAGAAATCTATGAATCGCTGACATACACGCTTATACTTCGTGTATGTACGTTCAGCTTTTTCATCCATTATCTCATCGTCAACGAATGCATCCACATACTCTTCTAATTCGCTCTTTCTTAGATTTGCCATCACTTGCCTCCAAAGCATGAAATGAATCTGTTCTTGTGTGCCCAGAGATTAACGAAGTCGATAACCTCCTTTTCAGGCACACGATTCCTGTAAGCACGGCACTGTACGATTGTTTTGTCGCTCAGCTCAAGCGTTGCATAAGGCTCCTTCTCATGATCAGCCTTTCTTATCATGAATATTGCCGTTCTTCTTTCAGCAACCCTCTTGTCATACATCCTTACGCAGTGCTCAAGCTTCTTCGACTCGTCAATAAGCTCCTGCTGGCTTTCTGCTGCCCTTATCACAAGCCCATTCTCCTCAAATCTAAGTTTCTCAAGATCATTTGCATATGCCTGTATCTTTTCTGATATCTCCTTGCTCTTTCTAGTCTCAACTTCCTTCAGCATTTCATCATGCGCCTTCGGGAAATCCTCTGGATACAGCACTGCACTTCTCATTTGATATCCTAATGCCTCGGCATTTGTTATGTAATCGATATAGTCATATACGCTTACATCTTTATCTATCACGTACTTAAGCATACGCTTGTTCGGCAGTTTTCCTCTTTTCACGAATTCTATTGCCTTCTTGCATTCATCTTCATCAAGCTTCTGCTTCAGTGCAATATCCCTCACCTTTCGGTAATCAGCAAGCGTTATTCCTGCCTGAAGGTACTTTAGCTCAGTCTTTGTTATTCCAAGTCTTGCAAATCCCTTCTTCGAACGTTTAATGTATCTCATGTCATTGATGCAATGCTCCAGGCCCATCTTAACAAGCATCTCTATGTCATTGTCTTTTTCATATTTCATGAGATATTTAAACATTCCTTCTATTCCCTGGTATTCACGAGACTTCACCAGTTGATATGCCGAATATTTATGCACGCTTTTCTTCAGTATCGCTTTGTAATCGTTATATGCATAATGCTCATAATTGCCTTTTGAGTACCATCCTTCGTACTGCCCATATGATTCAATCGCAAATGATTTGCAGGAGTGCTCCTGCCATCCGAATTCATCCTCGTACTTCCAAACCTTTATGCCCATTCCTGCATAGAGTCTCTTTGTGATTATTCTTGAGCATCCTGCAAGCTGTCTCTTAACCTCAGTAATGAAGCAGTATCTCTTCCTGCTCTCGTATCCTTCTTCAAGGTAGAACGTTCTTGCAAGCAGTCTTTTTCTGAATGACGAAAAGACAGTTATGAACTTGCTGCTTACTGCTCCTCTTTTCTTAGACCTTGGCCACTGATCATCCCTCAGCATGAATCTTCTGAAGCTGTTTTCGTCATAATCCCTAAACTTATGAGTCTTCAGCTCCTCTATTATCTTTTCTTCCTGATCCTCCTTCATGCTTATACCTCCATGAAGTCAAAGATTGTTGTAGCATCCTCATGCTTGCTAATCTTCTTTTCTTTCTTTTTCTTTTTGTTCTTCTTTTCTTCTTCACTTATTCTTTCCAGTTCGTTCTGGACACGTTCGCTTACAATCTTTTCAACATCTTCCTGATTGCTCCTGCTTACTTCCTCCTTTATTCTTGCAACCTCCTTTTCAACACGCT